TAGTTGACGTTAAGATGGATGTCATCGTTGCAGGTGACGACACTAACGCTGCGACTTTATCTGTGGGAACAACTGCAAATGGAACAGCATACATTGCTGCGACAAATGCAAAAACGCTAGCAAGAACACAACCAATTGCTGCAACATTGGCAGCATTGGCAGATGTTGGAACAACTGATTCTAACGTAGTCGCTCAGTTTACAGCGACAGACGGTGATGGAACTGTTGGTGAAGGTATAGTTACAGTATCGTATCTTCAGAACAACAACGTAACATAATTATAGTGAGGGCCTTCGGGCCCTCTCATAACGGAGGAATTTATGGAAAAAGTAAAACAACTTTGGATATGGGCGAAAGCTCATCCACAGACATCTATCATTATCGTGGTAGTAGGCATTATTATTTATTTTTTGATAAACTAGAGGTTTTATAAGTTATGGCAGAGAATGCATTTAGTGAATGGTTTCAAAAGAAAGGAAGCGAGTGGCTAAAGAAAGCTTCTGATCTAGTTAAAAAAGATGACGATAAAGACGAAAAGGATACGGAATATTTAGAAAGATCAAAAAAATTAGCTGATAAAGAAAAAACAGAGAAAGAATTAGATATAGAGGTTGGTGAAGTAGACGAACTTGATACAGAAGGAGAAGCTGAACGTGACGCAGCGGCTGTTATTAAAGCTAAGGAGCTTATAGAAAAAGGTAAATTGGAAGAAGAAGAATCCGATAAAGAACTTAAAAAAAAACTAGACGGAATTAAAGAAGTTATCGATACTTTCGAGAGCTTCACCGCAGGTGTACCGCTTGATGTCCCTCAGTGGGAAGGGGAAATAGCGGATCCTTATGAGGGTGCAGGCGCTTTAAGCGACCTTCAACAAAAGGAGAATCAAAAAGCTTTACTCGCCCAGATAACAGGTTATACTAGCCCAATGCAAAGGGCGGTTGATCTCGAAAAGAGATTAACGAACTTAGTAAGATATACATAGGAGAAAATTATGGCAGGATCAAATATTACAGCAGTAAGACTAACATCGACTGGAGCAATTTCTGCAGGACCCATTAGACTTTTTGGAATGGTTGCACTTCCAGCAGCTACGGCAGGAACAGTCGTTTTTGACGATGGAGGAACTAATCTATTAACGATGGATACACCAGCTGGTGTTGATAGTGGTCAAATATGGATTTCGTTTCCTGAAGCAGGAATAAGATTTGCAACCAATTGTACTGCAACAATGACAAATGTTACTGCAATTACAGCATTTTGGGGATAATCAAAAATGGCTTTATCAGATCAAGCGACATTTGCTTTAACAGTAAATGACGTAATACAAGAAGCATATGATCGAATTGGAGGAGATCCAATTCTAGGTTATGATGTACGATCAGCTAGACGTAGTTTAAATATTATGTTTAGTGATTGGGCTAATCGTGGTTACAATCAATGGACTGTTGAAGAAAAGGATTTAACAATAGTTAAGAGTACAATCTCATACGATCTTCCCGCAGATACAATCGATATAATTAATGCTAATCTTTTGGAAAGTGACGGAAAGTACTACGCCATGTCAAGATTAGGTCTTAATGATTATTCAGCTATTCAAAATAAAGCAACAGAGTCAAGACCGACTCAATTTTATCTTCAAAGAACATCAACACCTAAGATTTATTTATATCCAGCTCCAGATGATTCTTCAGATGTTGTAAATTACTGGAGGATTCGAAGAATTATGGACGTTACAGCAAGTACTGTTGATGGAGTAGAACAAAATACAGATGTTCCCTCGCGTGCGATTGAATGTATGTGTTCGGGACTAACTTTCTTTTTATCTCAAAAAAGACCTAATATTGATATTAATAGGCGTGCAGAATTAAAATTAGATTATGAAGCAGCTTTTGAAAGACTAATAGCTGGTGATGATAGTCCTTCAACTAGGATTATTCCATCGACTTCATATTATAACGGGTTGGGTTAAATATTATGTCTAATTTACCAGGACAAGGAAAGAGACCTAAAAGAGCCCCTTTTCAGAAGTGGGCTCCTGGACAATTTGGACTGGCGATCTCTGATCGAAGTGGATTAGCTTTTCCTTATAATGAAATGAGATTTGAATGGACTGGAGCTTTCGTTCATGATTCAGAATGGGAACCTAAACAACCTCAATTATCTTTAACATATTTTACAGACGCAGTAGCTTTAAAAAATGCTAGACCTCAAGCGAACTTATCTCAAACGGGAGGAGTTCCTGATCAGCTTGAACCTATTTTTCCACCTACTATTCCATCACCATATTTAGGTCTTGCTCAACCAAGCACAAATTTGTTAACATCTAGTCTAGGAAGTGTTACTATCGTTATCACATGAGTGATAGTGAATCTAAAGATATTCCCAAACATAAAAAAATTGGTGTTACGGTATCTACTCCCGCATATGGAGGTTTATTATGCGAAGGTTATTTTCATGGAGTATTAAAACTATCAGCCCTTTTCGCTCAACAAAAAAATTGGAAGCTATATATAAATACAATGGGAAATGAAAGTCTTATCACCCGGGCGAGAAATACTCTTGTTGCTCAATTTTTAGATTTATGTGAAAAAGAACCAGAAGAACATACTCATTTAATGTTTATCGATGCTGATATAAGTTTTACAGCAGAAGGTGTTAAAAGAATGATTGAGTATGATAAAGATATAGTTACAGGTGTATATCCTCGAAAAAGTATAGACTGGAAAGGTATCGAAGCAATGTGTAAGAAAGGAGATTTTGAAATGTTAGAGCAAAAATCCCTAGGTTATAATATCAATTTCGTTAATCCTAAAAATATTCAAATGGATAAAGGCTTCGTCGAAGTCCTGGATTCAGCTACTGGCTTTATGTTGATTAAAAAAGAAGTCTTTTTTAAGTTAAAGAAAGCTTTTCCCTATCTTAAATATACTACTGATCAAATTATTAATGGTCAACCTTTTAAATCAAAGAATTGCTATGCATTTTTTGACTGTATTATTGATGAAAAAAGTAATAGATATTTAAGTGAAGATTATGCTTTTTGTAGACTTTGGCAAAAAGTTAAAGGAAAAATTTATGCTGATTTAATGAGTCCACTATCTCATTATGGAACATATGGATTTAGAGGAAATGTTTGGTCAAAATTTAATGTGGCAGAAAAAGATAAACATAAATTAAAAGAACATACATTAAAAAAAGAAAAGGAAAAGAAAAATGGCGATGACATACACAAGTCTAACAAGTGATATTCAAACTTGGATGGAGAATACAGGAACTGATTTTGTCGCGCAGATTCCAAATTTTATAGCAGCAACAGAATTTAGATTATCGAGAGAAGTTGATCCTATAGGCTTTGAATCTCAACAAGCTTCTGCCTTTACTGCTAACGATCCATATTTAAGTATTCCTACAAGTACTAAATTAATTAATTATTTAAATATAATAGTTAATAATGAGAAAAGTTTTTTACAGATTAAACCTACAGAATACTTACAAGAATACTGGCCTAATGTTTCAATTACAGGAGTCCCTAAATATTTTGCCAATTTTACAGATGATGTTCTATTAATAGCACCTACGCCTGATAGCGGATATACGTGTCAATTAGGATATACTTCTAATATCGCTGGTTTATCTTCTAATGTAACAACTAATTGGTATTCGAATAACGCTCCATATGGTTTACTTTTTGGTTGTCTTTCTGAAGCAAATCTCTTTACAAAGAACATAGAAGACTATACAATATACAACAAAAAATACACCGAAGCGGTTGCTACGATTAACAATCAAGCTCGAAGAAGAAGAAGAACTGATTATACTTTTCCTGGCAGTCCTCTTGGTGAAAATACTTTAACAGGAGGACAATAAAATGGCGATCGTACAAGCACTTGCTAATAGTTTTAAAGAAGACTTGATGGATACCACTGCTAATCTGGAAGCTAACACTTTAAAGGTAGCTCTCTTTGATAACACAGCAACATTGAATGCTTCTACTACTGCATACGCGACTGCGAATGAAGTTACTGGAACTAACTACACAGCAGGTGGAGCAGCGATGACAGGTATGGCTGTTACGCTTGATGGAAGTACTGCTATTTTTGATGCTGATAATGTTTCATGGGCTAATGCAACAATCTCAGCTCAAGCTGCAGTGATTTATAATAATTCCTTTTCTAATGCAGCTATTGCTGTTCTAGATTTCGGAAGTGTTAAAACATCAACAAACGGTACATTCGAGATTCAGTTTCCAAATGCCAATGCTTCTACTGCACTGATCCGTATAACATAGGGAGGTAACTCCTTATGGCGAGTACATATGGACAAGGACAGTGGAATTTAGGTACATGGAATAATTCTGTTTCTGGTGCTATAATCACTGGAATTGGTTTAACATC